CTCGGAACTCCGTAGACAAATTCTACGGGAATTCTAGGACGTTCGAAGTCCCAGCTAGGAGGATAAATACCTCCGAAACCTGCCTATTAATTGAGGGCAGGGACCCAACGGCGTTTAAGTACGACTGCGCCGTGCAGTGCGAAATGCTCTAAATGACGAGCATCTCGGTTAGTCATAAGGACTTTTAAATCCCTAAGACCACGAGACATCGTTATAGAAGAGTCTCGAGAAGTCTGAGCAGTCTTATAAAGACGGTCAAGACTTTCGAAGCTTTTCGCTAGAGCGCTATATCCTCCGAGTTCACCAGTGCGGCGAACAGGACTTGGAACCCAAGCTCTTATTTCTAGAGATTGGTAATCATCATTCCATCTTCCGACGGACTGATAACCCAAGAATGAGATATAGCCAAGCGCTGGACTTGTCTCAGATACATAGGGCAAAGGCCCTAGTATTCGATCAATGCGTTTCCGCATGATTGAGGTGGCCCGCCAGTATCCTCTTAAATAAAAGAGGTTGGACGTGGCCACCCATGAAACTAATTCCGACGCTTGCCGCTTGTCCTCAGGAGGCAGATGTCGTAAATAAGTTGGTGTTACCAACTTACCGGCATAGGCATCAACGCCACATGACTCTCGAAAGCTTCCGCCAACGAAAGTCTTATTGACGTTCACCTTGCAATTGTATTTTCGCAGGTGATCGAGGACAACATCCGCATTCGTGGTGGGGACGATAATATCGTCACCATACACGTAAACGTCCCTCGAAACTTTAAAACAGTTTCTGGACGTTACGGGAAGGTTGTGACTTTTCAGTAAAGCTATTACACATATAGTGTAAAAATACATAGCTTCAACTGGAAAGCACAGAGCACTACCCATAGACGCAAACTTCCTTAAAGGAGATACTAATCTCCCATCTGGAAGGACAGCGCTATAACTTCTACATGCCTCAATAGCATCATGAAGATCAGGATGCACGGAGAACATCTCCATTGCCAGTTCCCAAGGAACTCGGTCACTAGCATCAGAAAGATCGATTGTCGCTAACCGACCTGTAGAAGAAGCATCAATAGCCAGAGCCTGATTTATTGTCTGATCACGAAAATTAACGTGACCAGCAGAAATCTTGTGCCTTTCGAGACGATCATAAAGAGCGTCTCTAAGCCCCTGTTGTGCAAATTGCATACAACAGGGCTCTATAGCAATGATGCGGGGACCTTTGAGCGTTTTCGGAACAGGGGTAACCTTAACTGGTTGCTCCTTTTCCTTGGACACGATCGACACAATTTCGAGCTCCTCAGAGTCAGCTGGCGTACCCAAAGGGTAAGCGTTGCCGACAAGAGGGAAATAAGGCTCGAGACGATCGTGCCATTTACTCCAACGGTACTTTTGGTTACCCAAAACACCGTCGGCAGTAGCTCCCGGACCGTGCCTCGGAACCAAACTTGATAGTTCAATAGAACTAAGAAGAGAAGTCCAAAGCACACGAGAAGTTCGACGAAAAACGTCGAAGTCTTCAGGAGAGAGCGAAAACGAATCAAAAGACTGCTCAGTTTCGACAAAAGCATTGAGCGCAGCTTGCGTCCTCTCGGACGTACAGCTGATCTCGACTTTCTTGAAGAGCAGACAAATCTGTCTGATCGCTTCAACGATAGTCGGTATATCGCTCGTTGCAGCCTCTGAATCAAGGGGTACATTGTCGTAAATCCTTCCCGTCTCTCGGTTGAAAATCTGACTAAGCATACCTTGCAAAAATGCAGGGATTGCTTGAGTTTTTCGGAAACTCCGAAAGACTTTTGAGTCAATAACTCCAATATGTAGGCTTCTTTCGAAGTCACTACAAAATTGGGGTAGGGTTATCGTTAAAAATGATATCCCTTCATTTTCAACCCGTGATCTGATTGTTTCCAGATCACGTAAATCAGAGACATCAGCGGTGCACTTCATGGTCGCGTCTATATAGACCGCTTCCATGAGCTCTAGTAGGTCACTTACGTTGCTTTTCATGGTGCCTCCAATATTGGGGGTCGCCATCAAGCCACGTATACTTACCTGCCCGGTGCCAATAATGGCACCGGATCAACCGGTACCAAATACTGTACACCAAAGACAAGTAGACTTTGGTTGATTTCAGGAACTACGAAATTCAGCCTCAGACAGCTCATTATAGAGCTGAATGAGATTCTGAATTGCGCCCAACGACTCATCCTCATCTCCACTAGTTATTAAACTAGGGGAATTCTCCGCCACGGCAACGCCGGACGGAGGAGGTAAAGTCGCTGCATAGCGAGCGAGGATCATCATGATGGTCTCGAGAATTAATCTTCTCCAGTTCATACAAGTTTTCCTCCTTTCGTTAGGATTCCTGTCCAAAGAGTTTGTCTATGGCAGTATTGTCTAGCCAGGTTTTAAACCCAGCTACAAGCTGTTCAACCTGAGTCATGGAAAACCCATAATTGGGCCTATCCACGACCACGTAGAAGCTAAGCGTCTGATAATCGTTGACTGCTGTCAACGGATCAGCAACTATAGCTCGCTGGTCGATCCGAGCCATGGATCTAATACGATCCTTGGCGGGTGTATGAGAGATGGTCAGCGTAAATGTCTGATCACCTTTCTGATAGACGGAAGAAAGATCTTTCGTCTTCACCCTAGGCATCGACTGTGCGACAGCATTGACGGTAACCGATTGCGGATCGGTAAACATAGTGGTTGACCTCCAAAGTTTTACTGGCGGTTAACTCTATCCGATCATTTCTTTGCCAAAGAGAAACGACTTTGTCAAAGGATAGAGCGATTGATGCTTGCTCTACTAGGACTACCCTTTACGGGAAATTCCTAAAGCGGCAAGTATCGCCCATTGTTTTGGAGAAAAATTACTCCAAGACAGGTTGAATCCGAATGGAGAAGCCTGCCTACGTTGCTTGACGTCGATTAAACGACTCCAAGTAAACGTTCTCGCACCACCCGAGTCTGAATTGAGCGGTATATACTGCTCAAACCTCAGTCTCGTAACTTGGTGATGAGACAGGTACAGGTACTGGGCTGCCACGTTGTCTAGCCACTCATCTTGAATCATTTGAATATCATGACCCAAGGGAGTGATCCAGTCAGCGAGCCAGGTCCAAGGAACTGCTTTGTAAACATTTGACGGACTTATGCGGGCTCCATGAAGCGCTAATTGGCGCCTTATGGCCCCTAAACCATCCCATTCGGGAGAGTTTATGTCAAAGTACGGCAAATAGTACCGAAACTTACCGACAGCAGTCGCGTGAGTTTCATAAGTGGCAAAGAACTTCCAAGTCGGAGTTCCTATCCAAGTGTCGTTTGCAATGGCTGTGTTAAAGGGATAAATACCCCAAATACCACTTCCACTCCAACCCGGCACAAGGCCACTTTCAGTACTGTCAACAAGGACCGACCTCCGTCGGATCCATTGGCCATTTTCATTTTTCAACCGACCAATTCTCTCACGAGAATGGTTAATGTTGTCAATGAAAGAGCCTAGATCCTTTAAGAACGGAACCCAACCGAAGTTGTGATTAAGGAAATGGTCTGCTGCCTTCTTCGGACTCATAAGAGCCGAAGTAGACGACGATCCACCAATGGTTTTCCATATATCATGGAACCCCTTCGAGGTCGTCTTTAGCATCCTAGGTACATCACGTACCTCGGCAAGTGCTACAAACAAACCACCTTGCTCAATTCGGGGCTTGGTATTATTCCAAGCCGGTTGGTCCAGGGACGAGGTATCGGCTACAAACGGCGAATCCATGCCCAAAGAGTATTTCAAATCAATGAATTCACTCTGATAGGGCCAGTTCGATGGAGGGGAAACACCCCCCACCCACTTGTGTCGACCATTACCAAAAGGTGTAAACACCTGGTCATGAGTCGATATAAGAGTGGCGTTATAAGCCTCATTAGCGTACTCGAGTTTTATCTTTCGAAACGGGCCACCACTACGGTAGGGAGGGCCAGGATGAATATCATCCCAGCAACTCTCAGCCGTAATATATGGTCTCCCATCAGTACCGTGAATGGTGTCTAATAACACCCAAACGTTACTGTTGCGAAACGTCTCAATGAAACGTTTCCCAAAAACGGAGCCGCTACCATTAGGTTGCGGGGTTATCCGTGAGCGAAAGCGAGTACCTAATTCTCGTTCCATACAGTTCCTCCATTCAGTGGTAGTAGTGAAGATAAGAAATCTTCTTGCTTCTGCTCTACTACGGGCTCACGCCCAATTCAATAAAGCACCATCGCTGATGCTTCAGTCACCCCCAAGG